GACCATCATTTACATTAATTGTGTATTTGCAAGTTCCGGGGACGCAATCAGGATCTGCGTCAATAGCACTAAAGCAGTCTTGTTGCGATAGATCCGGACACACTATCTCAAAATCTACGGTGAATCCGTCACATGGACAACCACAAAGATTTTCAGTTCCATCATCAAGTGGACCGGATGAGCATTCCGAGCAATCTCCACCCGCAAAACCATCTGGTGCATCTTTAATACACTCACCGTCTGTTAGCACAGGACCGCATAATCTTGACGGAGTAAGTGTGACCTCGCATCCATCATTACTTACTGAAACGTCTGTGATTTCACAAATCGCTGCTGCACATCCACAACATACACTGTAGACACTACAATCAACCAATACACAATCCTCACCGGGTGAAAAAATGCCATCACGACCCGCACAGATAGAGGCAGCACCGGAACCGAGTATAGTTTCACTTACGACTTCACCAACATCGTTGATAAAACAACAACATCCCCCTTCGGGACACTCATCACAAGTTTGGTCGTCTGTGTCGGTCCATTCTCCATCACAAAGTGATTCCACAACTCTTGTTGATTCACCACCAAAATTATTTGGGAATCCCTCGCAAGGAGGACAACACCTTCCGAAGTCTGGACATCGAGGACAATTTGCCTCTCCCTCTGTCCAAGTCCCGCTACATTCACTTTGTTTTGTGGTTGATTTCACACCATTTACAGTCCCATCCTCTGGACAAGGTGAACAGCATGTTCCATCTGGGTCTGGAGGTGGTTCTGGGCAGCACTCAAAACTAGAACAATTCAAAGTTTCTCCGGGCGTGAAGTCACCACCTACAGAACAACAGTAGCCAAACGTCACGCCGTCTTGGCAGTCGCAACCAGAATTGGCTCCGCCATCGGTGCAGCAGATACCAATCGTGTCTGGATCAAATACCGGCTCTCTGTATTCAATTGGAACTGGGTTGTCAAGTCGAATCAACTGACCTCGGCTCAATGCTCCAAATGCTTTTCTGATCTTTTGTTTCATATCACGATGCTTGGTATGTCATAATCGCAGTTGTGTCACCAGAATCTTCAAAGGCTCGGAAACGCAACCTATCAATATTAGAAGTTTCGATAAAGATTTCTTCTCCAATTTGCATCAGGAAGTAATCAGCAGTCAAACTATCACTATTCGCAGAGTCCTTCACAGCGAGAATTGCACCACCACTTTGTGTGAATCCAGCAAAGTTTTTAATTTTTACACCAGTGGCACATGTAAATCCAGCAAGAGAGATATCACTACCTGATGCAATTGAGCGAGTTCCTGCCGTCATTGATGTTGGAAGATCGACAGCAGACACGACAATGGAGGAGCCAGAAATGTCAAGAGTTGTTCCGGAAACATTTTGAACACCAAATGTTACGCCTGCTGCGACTGACCGAACATCAGCAGAGATAGAGTCAAAAGTAACTTCAACATTTCCGATGCCAAAGGTTCCGGTTACAAGAACAGCACCACCTTGCGTGTCCCCACCAACGGGAACGGTGGCGAAATCATTATTGATGCCTTGGATTCTAACTGGGAATGGATTATTTGCAGATGCGAGCGTTGCGTTCTCAAATGCACCATAGGCAAGTTTCACGACTTGAAGGTGTGCGCCGGTGGTTCCTGATCCTTGACCAAAATTACTAATAAAATCGGTTCCGACGAAAGCACCGCCGACACCGGGATTCAGTTGAAGATTGTCTTGCTGAAAGTTTGACATGATTGTATACTCCGTCCTACATACTATGTATGCGAGGTGATTATGTTTGAAGATTTAGAAAAAACCTTCTCTAAAAAAGTTGAAGATAGGGTTTTGAAAACAGGTGATGGATATATGGACACGATTAATCTACTTTGTGAAGAAATGGACATTGAGCCAGAACTCGCTGCAAAATATCTATCAAAGCCAATTATTGAAAAAATTCGTGTGGAAGCCGAAAATATCAATCTACTTCCACGCGGTCCAAAATTATTTTCAGATGGGTCTTGACACAGGGTTAGACCCGACTACAATTACTACAACTGTCCGACAACAGACAACAACAACTAAAACAGGAGAAAACAGTTATGTCATTTGAAGAACTTAAACGTCGCAGTGAAAACAAAGATGCTCTCATCCAGAAACTTACGTCAATGGATGATGGAGAAAAGAAGTCATACAAGGATGATCGCTTTTGGCGACCGACCGTTGATGACGCAGGAACCGCAAGTGCAGTGATTCGTTTCTTGCCCGAAGCATCGGGTGAAGAGGATGCTTGGGTTCTGTATTTTAATCACGCATTCCAAGGTCCGGGTGGCTGGTTCATTGAAAACTCTCGCACCACTTTCGGTGAGAAAGATCCGGTTTCGGAAATGAACAGTAAACTTTGGAACAGTGGTTTGCAATCCAACAAGGATCTTGTTTCTCAGAAGTATAAGAGAAAGAAGAACTTTGTGTCCAACATCCTCGTCATCAATGATTCTGGCAATCCCGAAAACAACGGTAAGGTTTTCCTGTATCGTTATGGGATGAAGATTCATCAGAAGATTATGGATGCTATGAAGCCAGAGTTTGCCGATGAAGAACCAATCGTTCCATTCGACTTCTGGCAAGGAGCAAACTTCCGCTTGCGTCAGCGTAAAGTCGCTGGCTATCCTAACTATGACAAGTCGGAGTTTGATTCCCCTTCCACTCTCTTTGATGGTGATGAAGAGAAGTTGAAGGCAATCTGGGAGCAACAGTATGCTCTCAGTGAGTTTGTCGATCCGGCAAACTACAAATCTTATGATGAGTTGAAGACTCGTCTTGAGAGTGTTCTTGGCGGCTCGCAGCCGACTACGACAGCAGAAACGGTTGCTGTCAATGAAGCACCAGTTACCCAAACTGAGGATACGGTTTCTGGTGGTGGTCAGGTGGATCGTGAGGAAGTCCAGCCTGATTCGGAAGAGTCTGCACTTGACTACTTCCAACGGCTC